CCGATATGGATGATCGAGTTGTCGGCCGTATCGCTGGCGCCGGCGAGCAGCAGCGCGATGGGTTGCAAGCCGACGCTGGCGTTGGCCTGCGTCCCGGTGCCGCTCCGCTGGATGTCATGCCCGATGGAGACAGGACCCAAGGTATTGATGGCGATATAGGCGATCGCGATGCTGGTCCCGCTGTTCGTCCCGATGTTGATGGTGAACCCATCGCTGTTCATCGAGACGAAGTCGGCCAGGATGTTGAAGACGGCGGCGGGAGCCAGCGCCGCGACGCAACCGAGAGAGGACAAGAAGTCCTGCGTTTCCGTCGTGGCGACGGCATCGCGCGCGCTCTGCGCCATCACCCAGCGTTGCGTCGAACTCAGCGCCGCGCCCAGACACAGCGAGGGATTGGCCGCCGTGATCGAGATGCCGTTGGTCCCGGTCGCGACGGCGCGGCCGGTCGAAAACAGCACCAGATTCGGCTGCGAGGCCAGTCCGGTAACCGAGACGTTGCCGGTCGTCGTGCCGCTGTTGAAGGCTCCCACCGCGGCCAGGGCGATATCGCTGCCGCCGAGCGCGAAGTAGTAGACGGTGTGGGCGCTGGCATCGACGGTGGTCCAGTTGAGCGTGAACCCGTCGGCGTCCATGGTGACGAGATCGGCCGCGATCAGGACGCTGGTCGAATTGTCCTGGGCGAGCAGGATGCACTTGGTATCGTCGCGGCCGGTCGAGGCTTGCGACGTCGCCAGCGCATTGATGTCCTGCATGCAGTGCGCCCAACGCTGCGACGAACTCGCCGCCGCGCCGAGCATCCGCTGCAGCTTGGCGCTGCCGGTGGCGTCGGCCTTGTCCGAGGAGAAGAAGATCAGCAGCTTCGGCACGAAGCCGATGCCGGTGTACGCCTTGTTGCCGGTGGCGACCTCGGAAGTGAGCGAGCCTACCTTGACGGAGAGGGCCACAAGGCGGCCCTCACAGCGAGCGTTTGGGCGTCAGCAGCGCCCGCAGCCTCTGAAACACGACGGCGACGCGGGGCTGCAGTGCTCCGTTGGCGATGGCGTCGTCGAGCGCCAGCAGGAGCAGGGCTAGTTCGGGGCGCGCCGGCTGCGTATAGGCCTGGTCGAGATCGTCGCTGGTCGGCACGAGCTTCGTGACGTTGTCGAGGTCGAGCTTCCAGGGCCCGCCGCCGAGGTCGAAGTCGACGGCGACGTCGACGGCGGTCTCGTCGGCCTGCATGGGCGGCGGCTCATCGGTAGTCAGCCGGCGGATGACGCGGCTCGCGGCATGCAGGATGGCGCGGTTCGTCATCGCAGACCCATCGCCTGGCACAGCCGGTCGCGCGCCTCGATCGCCTCGAGCCGCTTCTCGATGTGCGTGCAGAGCAGCGTGCGCGTGTAGGCGCGCGAGCACGGGACGCACAGCAGGAAGTCGCAGCCGCCGCATCGCATCCCGATGTCCTCGGGCCGGCACATATGCGGGATGAACGTGATGTGCTGGCAGTGTCCGCAGGTGACGGAATCGTTCTCGCGGTGCTTGGTCCCGCCATCCGGATCGGTGATGAGGGAATAGCCCCGGGCCTGCGGACGCCGGAGCAGCTGCGTCATACGTCGAGGCCGCCGCCGACCTGGGGCCGGATGTCCACGACGCTGCCGTCGTCGACGACCTCGAAGATCGTCGGCTTGTCGTCGTGGGTCGACATGACCACCGGAAGCTGGTCGTCCATGTGCTTCTTGGCGGGCGCGATGACCGCTTCCGGAAGACCGACTTCGTAGAGCTTGCGGAGTTCGTTGGCGAACCGGAACGCATCGCCCTTGCCGCTGAGCACCTTGCCGTTCTGGCGCAACACGATGGGGGCATCGCCGCGCGCCTTCTGCACGATGATGCGTCGGAGCACGGGCTGCGGCGCCGGTGTCACGCCCTCGGGGATCGGCGCCGGCTTGAACTGAGCCAGGATGCGCGCGGTTTCCGCGATTTCGAACATATGGCTGTCGCCCGACGACAGCAGGTGAGTCGCCGACAGCACGCCGGGCGCGCCCTCCACGTTGATGTGCAGGTGCGCCGCGCCATCGCCGGCGTGGAACAGCTTCAGGTGATACATGATGAACTCCGCGTGGGAAGGGAGACGTGCGGCGCCTTACGGACCGATGAACTGGAACGTCCAGTCGTAGGCGCCGACATAGGAGGCCGACAGGTTGCGGCCGCCGATGCCGTTGGAGGCGACAGCGGGCACGATGAGGTTCGCCTTCGGATCGGCCGCCCACCAATAGGCCTGCGAGCGCAGGTGGATGTTCTGGTCGTACTTCTCCGAGCCGGCGGTGTAGGTGCCTTCGGCCGAACAGTTTTCCAGGGCGGTCGCGACGACGGCGACGGCGGCGGGGTCAAGCTTTCCGGGGGTGACGGCGGTGCCGGTGTTGACGGTCGTGTGATCCATCACCACGCAGCGGGCGGTGGCATCGGCCATCGTGCCGGGGGCCGAGGCGGTGAAATAGTAGATCTCGGGGCGCGAGGTGGCCGAGCCGACGAGGTCCAACGAGGTCTTCAACGCGCCCGTCATAGGCGTCATGTCGCCGGTCACGCCATAGTTATTGGCCATGGGAGGCATCTCCAAAACATGCGTTGCGAGGGGTCAGTCGGGCGGCACGCGGGCGGTGCCGATGCGGCGGGGGAACGGCGGCGCGGTGCCTATTGCACGGCGTTCTTCTCAGGCGCGGCCGTCTTCGATTCGTCGGCGTAGGAGCCGGACTTGCGGCGACCCTCCTCCATCTGCGCGGAGGCGAGGGTCACGGCGTAGCGCGCGTTCCACGACACCGCCTGCTGCGGGTCGTCCGCCATCGAGCCGTAGTTCTTCTTGAAGCCGGCGACCTCGACCATGCAGGCCTGGAACAAGAGGTCGGCGTGGAAGGTCGCGATATACGTCGTCTGCGTGCCGTCGCCGGGCGCGGCCACCGCGAGCGACGGCGGCCGATAGGTATAGGCGGCCTCGACGGCGTAGGCGCCGTTGGGCGACGGTGCCACCAGGGCCTGGGCCGAGCCGAGATCGCAGAAGTATTTCGGCAGGCCGGTCAGGCTGCGATTCCGCCAGTAGTCCTTGATGTAGCTCTCGGTCTTGCGCTCGAGCGGGATGTAGACCGTCGTGGTCGCGACCGGGGTGTAGTAGGCGAGTTCGCGGATCACGAGGCAGTCGGTCGGCAGGCCGAGGCGGGCATTGCCCGGCGCCGAGGCCGCGAAACTGGTCTGCGCGTACTTGCGCGAAATCAGCATGTCGAGATCCCGCAGGATGCGCGTCTCGGCGTCGCTGAGCAGGCTCGGCCACAGCGTCGTGAACAGCGCGTCGTTGACATTGATCGTGGCTTCGCCGATCACGCGCGCGGTGAGCGACGTGTAGGTCTCGGACATCGGGCGCGCCTAGGGGATGGGAATCGGTTGGCCGTCGCCCGGCCGCGGGTTCGTGACCGGCTCGGGATCGGGCTTCAGGATGATCGTGCGCAGCGTCGCGTTGGGGACGTCGAGGCAGCGCGGGCAATGCAGGAAGCCGGTCGGCATCAGCGCCACGCCCCGCCATTCCGTCTGCGGGCGCAGCTGGTCGAGGTTGTAGGTGAACTTGCAGCAGTCACAGGCGCCGACCGGCCGCGGGTTCTCCTCGTCGACCTCGTAGTGGTTGGAGCCGCCGAGGGGCATCAGACCACCCGGTAGCCGCTGAGATTGGGAATCATGCTGAAGGTCGCGCGTTCGCGATCGGTGCCGAGGGCGAGGCCGAACTTCTCGTTGGCGAGGCCGATCTTCTCCTGCAGGCGCTCGGGTGCCCACTTCTCGGCGAAGCGCACGGCGAGTCCGGCGGCCATCGCCTCGAGCCAGAGGTAGACCACGTCGGCGGTCTCGCTGCCGGCGGTGACGTCCTGCAGGCGGCGGATGCGGTGATACCAGAGAACGTCGGTCGAGAGGTCGGGCACCGGCCACAGATGGATGATCGGGCTTGCGATGCGCTCGTACCAGAACTGCGTCGGGCGGCCAGGCGTGGTCTTGTCGGAGAGCGTGTCGTATTCGCTGCGGCCGAGCGGCGTCAGCGCGTAGTCGGTGGTGCCGCGGCGGATGAAGGCATCGAGAATCGCGACCGTGCCGGCGACGGCATTGTAGGTGGCCGTGGTCGCCACCATCGGGACCGACTGTAGGTCGATCGCCCACAGGTTCACGTCGCGCGTCTGCCACTCGACGAAGAGATAACTCAGGGAGGCGCGGCCGGAACGCGCGAGGTCGCCCGACATGCTGTCGCGGGCTTTCCCAATCCTCTCCCAGGATTCGGTGAAGAGGTCGGCGATCTCCGGGTTGAAGACGCTCGTGCCGCTGGTGGTCATGCGGCGGGCTTCGTCGGCTTCGGTTGGGTGGTGACGCCCGATGGCAGGAGGCCGGAGCGGACCTCATAGGCGAAGTCGTCGAGCTGGGCCGCGCACCAGGTGATGTCGCTCATGGACATGCGGGTGTTCTGGACGTGCGGATAACGATCCTTGTCGGTCCAGACGACGATCAGGTTGTCGATCTCGTTGATACGCTCGAGCAGCATGTGCAGCAGCACGCGCGGCATCAGCTTGGCGTCCGGCAGTAGCAGCAGTTCGGCCTTCGGCTTGCACTTCAATCGCAGCCCTCCGGCAGGCGCGCCCGGTAGCGCGCGGAGGCGTCACGGGTGACGCGGCCGCCGTTGGCCATCGCCTTCTTGTACTTCACCTCGCCGCTGTGGCTGCCGCTGCCGTCGTTGCAGACGTGCAGATAGCTGTCGGCGTTGGGCTTGACCGTGCGCACGCGGCCGCCGCCCTTCACGCAGTCGTCAAACTCCTTGGGCATCCAATCCCTCCTGCGGCGCGTCCTTGAGCGACTTCAGCTCCTGGGCGAGTCCGACCACCTTCCTCTCGAGATCGAGGTTGGCGTGGGCGACTTGCTGGATATAGGCGTCGGTATTCTTGACGGCGTTGAGTTGCCCGAACGAAATCTCGCCGAGCACGCAGATGGCATCCTGCATGGTGAGCGGCACCTCGAACGTCCAGTGATGCGTGTTCGGATCGCCGGGGTCGACGTGGCCGAACTGCAGCAGGAGGCGCCGCCCGTACCGCTCGAGCATCACCCGCATATACTCGCCGCTCGACAGGCGGCGGCAGACCTGCTGATCCCAGACGATGCCGCCGGCATCGGTATAGGTCTTGCCGTTGTCGGTGAGGTCGAGATCAGCCATAGCCGAACACCAGGGTGACCCCGGCAATGACGGCGTGGATGCCGACCTTGAAGAAGATGCCGTCGTCGGGGATGTCGATCGTTTGCAGCAAGGTCGAGGCAGGGACGACGACGATGCCCATCTTGCCTTCGCCGCCGGTGCCGTCGAGCAGCGAGAAGGTGCCGCCGGCGGCCGAGCTGATGATGATCTGGCGCAGTCGCGTCGGACCGATGTTCTCGGCGGCCGCCGCCTTCTGCGCCAGCCCGGTCGCCGCGAGCTGGGCCGAATAGAGAGTCTGGCCGGTACTCATGACTTAACCGCCGAACTGGTCGATGCCGTACTGCTGCTTGGCGGTGCCGCCGAGCTGGATGAGTGCCTGCCAGACGACCAGGCGGCGCGCGCCGTTGGCGGCCGTCTGCAGCGCGTAGGTGCCGCGGACGTCGCCGGTGGTGGCGGTGGCGGGATCGGTGGTGACGGCGGCGACGTAGCCGGTGGCCACGGTCACGGGAAGGTTGTTGTACCAGATCTGCGTCAGGTCGAAGAAGTCGGAGCGGGCCGGGAAACAGCCGATGACGTCGCGGGTGCCGGCGGTGACGGTGGTCGCGACCGAGCCAGTGTGCGTGATGCCGGAGATCTCGTAGAACGCCTTGTTGAAGGATTTGGCGCCGGCGTTGGCACCGGCCCCGCTTTCGACCAGCGGCGTGCCGTAGACGTCGTAGCCGGTGATGGTGAAGGTGATGCCGGTGTCGTCGCCGCCGGAGGTGATCGTGAGCGCGCGCGGACAGTCGAGGCGAATGCGGCTCTGGCCGTTGACGCTGACCAGGGTCGTGCCGGCGGCCGCGGCGAGGGTGATCGCGCCAGCGCCGGGCGACTGCGAGGCGACGATGTTGGCAGCACCGAGCGTCAGCGGGGCGAACGCGAACGCCAGATGCCAGGGCGTCATGAAGAAGCCGCCGCCGAAGCCCTCCTTCGTGGTCGGGAAGTCGGGCGGCGGCGACGCACCGTAGTGCGCCAGGAGGAACTGCGTGCGGCTGGCCTCGGGCTTGGCGATGTTGCCCTGCATGAGGGCGCCTTGGAACTGCGTCTTGGAACCCATGGGAGTCTCCTGCTGTGGGGGAACACGGAAGGGGCGCCCGGGTGAGGGGCGCCCCTACGGTCGCGAGTTTGGGAACGTGGTCTCAGGTCGGGAACGTCCCGTAGATGCCGCGCCAGTCGCGATACCAGAACGAGTAGCGCTCGTAGCCGCAGGCCTTGATCGACTTCGTGTCGAAGTCGGTCATCATATCCGTCTCGAAGGGCTCGCGTTCCGTGTAGGTGAGTCCCTTCTCGGCCGACGTCTTCAAAAACCAGGCCTTCGCTGAAGTTAGGAAGTCGAGGTAGGTGTAGCTGTCGGAGATGAGGTTCAGCCGGCGCAACGCGTTCTCGTCGTTGTCGGCGGTGCCGACGCGCTTCTCGGAGAACAGGATGCGGTCCGCGACGAAGCGCAAGCCACGGGGAACGATGAGCTTGCGGGCGACGATCCCGACCTTGAGGCCGGCCGAGTTCTTGAAGTTGCCGATCGTGCCGTCGGCCGCCTCGAGCGCGGCTTCCGAAAGCTCGACGTCGACGGTCGGGCGGTTGGGCACCGTGCCGCCGTCGATCAGGTGGGCGGTGCTGCAGAGCGCCAACAGGTCGCCGCCGACGTTATTGTAGTTCGCGGTCGTGGCGAAGTTCAGGATGTTGGCGCCGAAGATCTCCTTCGTCTGTTGGAAGGAGATGCGCAGGCCATCGGTGTTCGGCCGGAACTGGTCCTTGTAGAGGTTATCCTTCAGCGCGTTGCGGGTCATGATGAACCCGAGTCCGACGCCGAAGTGGACCACGTTGTAGGAGTAGCGGTTGCCGGCGTTGTTGTCGTAGTTGACGCCCTGCCCTTCGTTCTGAAGCTGGGCCAGACCGAAGAGGCGCGTCTCGACGGAACTCTCCTGGCCCTTGTCGGAAGGGGCGCCGGTGTCGAAGACGCCGTTCCATTGCATGGGCAGCATCTTGTACTGCCCGGTGAGGCTGTAGAGGCCAGGCTGCAGGAGCTTGGAGATGGCAGCGAGATTGATCGACATGGATTATGTTCCTTTCCCGCTACCGTTAGATGCCGGTGTTCGTGCGACGGCCCTGGGTATTCAGGGTCACCATCACTCGGGCAAACGCCGCGGTCGGGTCGTTGTCCGGTTCGGTCGAAAAGCTTTCGATGCGCAGCGGTAGGGTGGCGGTGACGGCGACGCCGCCGAGCACGCCGACCTCGGCCGACTGGCCGTTGGCGGTCGATCCGGCGGTGGCGGTGATGTCGATGTTGCCGCCGATGATCGCGATCGTCGGCACGGTGTTGTCCGTCTGCAGTTCACAAAGGACATCGCTGTCCATCATGAAGTCGCCTTCGATGTCGCCGGTGGCGACGACGGCTCCCGGATAGAAGGGCGACCACACGCGCCTGCCGCTCACGGCGTCGAGGTAGTTGCACCCCATGAAGACGGCGTCGGCGATGGCGCCGCCGTTGGCGTAGCGGGTGAGGTAGCCGGACGTGTTCCAGGTGACGAGGTCGCCGCGGAAGAGCGAGGTGGCGAAACCGTTCTGGATCGGGCGCTTCTGGATGGCGCCCGCCCAGGGCAAGCCATCGACTCGCCGCATCGGGCGCAGCCCGAACGGCGCATTGAGATTGGCCATTGATGGAGGTCCTCAATCTTGAGGACCGGCGCGCGGTTAGTCGGCGGGGAAGCCTACGGGCGTGCCGTCAGGCTTCGTGCCGCGCTCGATCCCTGCCTTGGTGGAGGACAGGACGGCGCCGGTCGGTGATTCGACGGTCATTTCGATTTGCGGCTGGTCGGTGGAGTATCCGCTGCGTGGGATGTCCTTGTGCGTGCCCATGCCGAGTTCGGCCTGTTTGGCCCGAGTGATGTCGATAGTCTTGCGTCTGGTCGCCGCTTCCACGGCCTGGCAGACGTGTTCGGGGCGCTCGCACAGGATCAGGCCCTGGCGTTCGACCCATTGGGGCGTGTCCGCCCCCGGCCACTTGGCGCCACTCAGCTCCGGGTGGCGATCGATGGGCACCGGACTCCATTGTTCCTGTTGGAGCCGGGAGATGTTCTCGTGGTCGATCCGGCCGCGCACACGCCCGCGCTTCCACTCGTAGCGCGTCTTGTGGGCCCTCGCCCACGCCAGCACCTCGGCCGGCAGGTCGAGGAAGGTCTGATCGGAGGTGGGATCGAAGACGGTGGCCTGCACGGTGGCGCGCGTCGTCGCCGCGCGCGTCGTCGACGCGCGGGTTGGTGCCTTGCTCATTTCACGAGTCCCTTCTTGGCGTACTCGGCGTAGCGCGCCTGGTAGTCCTCTTCGGTGATGCGGCCCTCGCCGAGCATCACGCCGAGCGCGTAAACCGCTTCCGGCTGCTGCAGGGCGCGCGCGACGGCCCGCTGTTCGGCGCTGAGGCGGATGAGGGCCTTGCTGCCGCGGGGCGGATCGTTGCCGGCGCCGCGGTTGGCCGGCAGCGCGAAGGCGTTGCCGTTCGTCTTGCGGTCGATCATTTCGTCGTCGAGATCTGCCTCGGCGACATTGCCATTGCCGAGGGCGGCGAACTTCGACTTCAGGCGCGTGTTGAGCTGCTCGAAATAGGCGTCGCTGCCGCCTTTCACGCCGCTCTTGAGTAGACGGTTGTGTTCGAGGATCGCGATGTCGTGACGGTCCTCGTCGTACTCGTCCGAATTCTCGTCGAACCACGGGTTGGCTTCGACCCAGGCTTGCGCCTTCGGGGACAGCGCGTCCTGCTGCCGGGTATCGGCGTTTGTGTCGGCGGCGCGCCGCGTGGCGTTGGGATCGGCGGCTTGGCGGGCCTTGTGCTGCTCGATGCGCTCCTTCTCGGTCTGCGCCTGCGCCACCTTGGTCGTGGCCTGCGAGACTTCGATGGTGAGCTTGGCCTGCCGCTCGGTGTCGCCGTCGTCGATCGCCTTCTTAAGGTCGCCCTGGATGCGTTCCAGGTCGGCCTTGCCGCCGTCGAGATCGCCTTTGACGGCGGACTCGTAGAGCGTGTTGGCGTTGGCGGTCGACGCATTGAGCAGGTTCTGTATCCGCTCGACCGAGGCCTCGAGCGACGAGCGCGCGAGGCGTTCCTCGCTGAGCTTGGCGGTGAGCTGGCCGATGCGCTTGCCGGCGATCTGGGTCGGCGTCACCTCCTCGAGGTCGCCGCCGTTGCGGCCTTCTTTGAAATACCGAGGCCCGTCGCGGGCCTTGCCGTCGTCGGTGTCTTGGCGTCCCAAGCGTTCCTTGAGGCCGCCAGGGCGATCATCGGACGTGCCGGCGCCATCGGCACCGACCGCGAGGTCGTTGTCTTGCACGAATGTCTCCGTGATTGCGTTGGATGGGCGCCCCCGCGAGGGGCGTGGAAGCACCCCGCGAGGGGGCGAGAGATCAGGCTAGTGCGAGGGCGCGGGTGAGTAGGCCGCGATAGACCTCAGAGATGTGGCAGCGTTCCTTGGGAATCCCTTGGAGCGCTTTGAGGCGCGCGGTGAGGTCACTGTTTGCAACCAGGGCGACCATGTCCGCGATCTCGGCGTCGCTCAGCGGCAGACGCTCGAGCTGTTCCCGCTTGTAGGCAGCGGTAAGGAATTCTTCGATGCTGACGATCATGCGCCGCCATCGGGCACCGGCTCGCCGTTGACGCCGGCGGCCCGCAACTCTGCGAAGCTGGGCAGGCGCGCGCTGCGAACCCAGCATTCCTCGTCCTTGCGTGCCAACTGGATGTGCTCGGCGAGCGGCCGCTTCTCGGACACTAGCAGTCGGGCGTAGAACATGCCGTGGATGCCCCGGGTGTCGAAGTCGTTGCCTAGCGTGAGGTCGGGCGGCTCGCGCCAGTAGAGGACGCCGGGCTTTGCGAGTTCAGTCTGCAGCGCGTCCCAGAACAGTGTCGCAGCCGCCGCGATCACCTTGTCCTGCTCTCCGTCTGCGATCTCGGCCCGGCTGATCTGTAACTTGATGGCGATCGCGCGATAGGTCTCGCCAGTAAGAGCGAGCGAGCGCCTCGTAGGTAGCCCAACCTCCTTGGCGCAGCGGTCGATCAGCACGAGGACGTCGTTGAGCGTGCGCGGGCGCGGCGCGGTCATTGCTTGCCTTCCCCGGCGGAATTGGCG